AAGAAATCTTTGGGGAAAACATATTTACATTTAATCGTAAACGAGTAACACTCACAGGCACTGCATCAACAGATGAGCAGTATAGCTACTCATATACTTTGCCGAATGACCTTAATATCTTCATTAAAGCCGAAAACTCCGACAGGTTTATAATCTCCGATTACTACACTGAAGGTTCTACACTGCTTGCTAATTACAGCACGCTAACACTTTACTACTCATATATTCCATCTGATGAAGATATTACTAGCCTACCTGCTTATTTGTACAGGTTGTTGAGTCTGCACATGGCAGCTAACATGGCTATTGAGTTATCTGGGTCAGAGAATAGAGTTATACAATTATCACAGCAATATGTCGCTGCTCGTTCTCGTGCTAGAGTGATGTCAGCCCGTCAAGGTCCTGCACAGGAGTATATTGATGCATCAACTTCTAGATTCCTAAGAGCACATAATCAATATGGCAAAGTATAGAAATGTAACTACTGACTTTAGTGGAGGACTTGTAACTGACCATATTCTTGGTCGTGTTGACATTGAGCGTCTCCAGAAATCAGCCAAACCATTTACTAACTTTTTTCCGTCGCTACAAGGTCCAGCTATATTTAGAGATGGATTTAAATTCTCCCAATTAGCAGATGCAAGCAAAACTGTTTCTATTCCAGTAACACTCTCAGACGGTCGTGCCTACCGTGTTGTTTTATCGGATCTACAACTCACTGTATACAACAGTAGTGGTGATCAGCTTACTCAAATAGCAGCTCCCTACAGACTTAATGAGTTAGATGATGTTAGGTGGTCTACTGAAACAGATATACTTTATTTAGTTCACGGACGACATGCTCCGAGAACTCTTACAGTTGATGTTCAATTTCAATTAGCACGGCTGTTACCATCTGATTATTTAACAGCTCCTTGGGATGGATTAGAATCATCAGACGGAGACACTTTATTTGCAGATGCTCAGTATGATCTAGGAGATGACTCTTGGACTTTAGCCGAAGTTGAATTCACATCCCCCCCGTTTCTGGACGTAGATGTTTCTGACAATGTGTTGGCACTTAGCAACAACCAAGAGTATATTCGACTTGAATCTTCCTATGGAGCTGAGTTTGATTGGATTGTTAACGCAGCATCTCCCGCAGAGCAATTAACTTGGTATGTCGAATACTTTGTAAACGATCAATGGTCTGTGGGCAAGGTATTAAATTCTACAGTTGATCCGAATATACCTGACCCTACAGCTAGTGTAGTTTATGTAGACCCCGTTGATTCAGTTGTTAATATCAATGACTCAACAGCTAAGTTGAGTATTGCTGACAGATCTACTTCATTTGTAGCGTCTAACCCAAATGCTGCTTTTTATCAATTTGATGGGCTAGAGGCGGGAGAAGTTAATGTTCGATCAGATGTATTAGTTTTCTCACCAAACCAAGTTAACAGTTGGATTCGTGTGGGAGGTGAAAGAATTTCTCAGAATGTTATTGAACCTAAAGATACAAAAAATCGTTGGTATAAGATAAAAGAATACAAAGGCGTATCTACACACCCTGTTGATTTTATTAGAGGTGTTGGTTCTGATGATGAGACTAAGTATGTATCTGGAAGTGTGTATAAATCATACTCTGATGATACCTTTACTGTTTTCTCACTTTATGATCAGAATGGTAATGTAACTCAAATAGCAACGTCTAAAGTTGCAGGTGCAACTGGTAATCGAGTTTTTGGCTGGGATTATTCATTTGCTTCTAATAATCACGGCGACACATTTACACCAGATGCAGAGACTACAATTGGCAATTTATCAACAGCCGTTGAGCAGGATGTTCTTGAAGTCTATACATCCGCAGATGCTACTCCGAATAACATACCTGAAATTGTACAGGAGAATGTTACTTGGAGTGCTGGGGCTGTAGCAGAGGGTAATCTTATATCACCAGTAGGGCGTATTGATGTATTTGACAACATTACCGACCCCGACAAGAAAGCTCAGCACACAGCAACTCTTACATCGAGTACAGGCGGCTTTAACTTAGAAGATGTTGGTCGTTTTATTTTCATGAAGCTGGGAGAAAATTGGCTTACTGTTAAAATAATTGGATTTACTACTTCATTTCAGGTAACTATTGATGTTAGAGGAGCTATACCTAAAAGTAAGTTAACAGGTAAAATTGCAAATGACGGTGTTGCATCTTCTTTTAGAATGGGGGCGTGGTATACTGATAATTACCCCGCAACCGTAACTGAGTATGAGCAACGTAGAGTTTATGGTGGTTCGTATGAAAGTCCTAATTTTATTTGGATGAGTAAGAACGGCGACCAGACTGATTTTAGAACTGCAGAGTCCGATGGTGATGTGTTAGATACAACAGGTATTTCATATCCGCTTGGTAATGTTAATGCTACAATACGTTGGCTAGGCTCTGCTAAAGCTCTTACAATTGGAACTGATAATGGTATTTATAAGTTATCTCCAAATGATTTTTCTGCTGCAGTCAGTCCGACTAACATACGCATTGAACTGGAAGACCCCGAAGGTGGTTTGAAGCAAGCGACGTTTGTTGGTTCAGCTGTGTTCTTCCCCGATGTATCTGGTGGTCGTTTATTGGAATTTGTATACGATGCTCAAGTACAGGCTAGTAATACTAACGACGTATCAAAGCTAGTATACCCAACATTTCTAAATGATCCTATTATCCGAATTGATTATTCACACACACCACAGCCCAGAATCTGGTGCTTAACTTCGAAAGGATTTTTATACTGCCTAACCCACCACAAGAAAGAGGATTTCTACGCTTGGTCTAAGATTGACACAGAAGGTGAAGTTACTGACATGTGTGTGCTTAGAAAGGGATTCCAAGATACTGGTGAAGACCAACTCTGGGTAACAATTAAACATGGCTCTAAGTACGCATACGAAGTACTAACAGAGGCTCATAGAGATGAAGACTCTACTGATCTTAAAGAGAATGCTCATTTCTTGGACTCATATATTCGTTTTCCAGAAGAGGGTATTGCCACAGAAGAAGATCCAATTGCAAACTCTTTAGATGTGTCAGCTAGGTATGATGAAGGAGATACAGTTAGAGTTGTTTCTGATGGTGTAGATAGGGGCGAATTTACTGTAGGTGTGGGTGGCTTAATAGATGTCACCAATACTCTTAAGACTAGCTATGTTCTAATTGGTAAGCCATATATAGGATTTATTGGACTTACTATAAACACATGGGCTACAGCCAGAGGTACAAGCTATGGAGCGGAAGCAAGAGTTGTATCTATGCGACCATATGTTTATAAGTCAGTGGGTTACTCAGTAGGTATTGATGACAAGTATGAGTACGTTGAATTCGATCGTACAACCCCCGAAGCATTGATGGAGGAAGAGTCAACTTACTTGCTTAAAGAAGATGGCACTAAGCTACTGGATGGATCAGACAGAAAAGATAAATTGTATACAGGATTTGGCAGAGAACTTCCTGTACGGGGCTCGCTTTTTGGAGTGGACAAAGTTCCAACAATCAAACACGATAAACCTTATCCACTAACTGTAGTATCTTTAGTGGTCAAAACCGATTTTAATAACTCTTAAATACTATGGGATTAGAAGTAATAGCAATAGCAGCATCAGCAGCCTCAGGCTTAGTTAGCTATGTGGGTGCTCAGCGACAAGCTCAAGCTGCTGAGTATTCGGCTGACGCTGCACGAGCTCAAGCAGATGTTAACTCTAAGATTGCTTTTCAACGCCGACAAGCTGAGGCACAGGATGCGACATTCCAAGCGGGAGTGCAGGATTACAATAAACAAGCAACTATTGCAGAGTTTGGTCAAAAAGAACTTGCATTTGAAAATAAGGTTCAAGAGTTAAATGCTACTTTTGCTAATAATGCTTTTAGCACTCAAGGAAGCTTTAGCGATTTATTTAACGCTAAGCAGTCTGAGTTTAATTTAGCAGCTAATAAACTATATTCAGACACAGCACAGAAATCTTTTAACTACGACGCTCAGGCTGATCTTTTAACTAATCAAGCAAACAGGAGCTTAACATTAGGTTCATATGAATCTAAGAATGTTCTTTATGCAGGGGCTAACAAAGCTAATGCATTTGAAAATCAAGCCAGTGCCGCTAGAACTCAAGGGATTGGATCTCTGATGGGAGCTGCAAGTCAATCAGCACAACTGGGTGTAAAATACTTTGGATAACTTTTAAATTAACATGGCTATATCTTTATCATCTAAAACAGCAACAACTGCTCCATTATCCCGAGAAGTATTTGACCCAAACATTGGCTTTAAGTCAGGACTTGAATCTGTAGCACAGGGCTTGTCTCAGGTGTCATCTGCGGCATCGGGGATGGCAGATAAATTTATAGCTGATCAAGAAAAGGTGTATAAGAGTGCAGCTAAAAACAATGAAACAGTTTTTGCTTCGAATGTAAATGCAGACTTCAGAACGCTTCAGACA